TGTAAGAGCTAAGAACGTTCAGCGTGAAGAAGTAGAAAAGGAAGACGAGAGCAAAAAAGAAGAGAAGAAAGAAGAGAAGATGAGCAAGAGTGCTAAAGAAAAGCACGAGAAAGCTGAAGACAAAAAAGAAAAAATGAAAGAAACCTTTGAGCTTGAGTTTGAAGGTGAAACCTATATCTTTGAAAAGAAGATGGATGGCAAAGATGACAATGGATTTACTTCTTGCTGGAAAGGTTATAAGAAAGTTGGCACCAAGATGAAGGGTGGTAAAGAAGTTAATAATTGTGTAAAGGCTGGCTACGAACCAATTGGTGATGTAATGCTAGATGAAAAAGCCCCTCCAGGTGCTAAGTTTGAAAGAATGGTTAAGCACATTAAGAAGAGCTATTCCAAAGGCGGTGTATCAGAAAAAGAAAAGGGAATCGCTTACGCTACCGCTTGGAAAGAAAAGAACAAGCAGCAGAAAGAAGAGTTTGAATTAGCTGAAAAGAAACTTGATCCAGTTGGCAAAGAAGATAAGGACGTTGATAACGATGGTGATCATGACAAGTCAGATAAGTATCTTCTAAATCGTCGTAAGACAGTTGGTAAGATTCTTGCTGCTAAGAAAAAGATCAAGGAAGAGATGGAGTTCTACTCAGAAAAAAAGAATTGAAGGCATCCACCGTCGAGGTGATGCCAGAAATTCCAAACACTCCTGAAGATGAAATTGCTGCTAAGAAGAATAAAAAATATCTTAGTAAAGCAATTAAAAGTCAAGCAAGTGATAAGATAAATAGAGATGGATCTCCACTAACATCATACAGGAGGACATAATGGGAGTAGTAGTAGAAGTTTTAAAACCAATTATTTTGGCGGCAATGAATTCTTGCCATACTAAGCGTCTTGTAGTAGATCTACTTGAGCGTTATGTAAAAACAACTGACAATGATATCGATGATGTTATTGCTGGTACTGTAAGAACAGCTCTTCTAAAGAATTGCTGATAATAAAATAAAAATAAACGTTTTTGGGGGAGGCAACTCCCCTTTTTTTATAAATATCTTTTAGATATAAAGTTCAAGTTGGAGAAATTAAATGGCTCTCTACAGTCGTTCTGAAAATAACGCACAAAGTTTAAAAGTATTGAATACTACAGAAAAGAACTCTGTAGACAAGTATGACTGGGATAATACTCTTATTGTAAATGGTCCAAGCACAGTTGCTGGTGCTCAAGGTTATGCTACTGCTGCTCGTAGAACTATCTACATCGATGATGTTGAAGCTACACTACCAGAAAACAGACTACGTGGTTTAACTGCCCCAGGTTGGTGGGAGTATTTCACATATACTGATGCTTCTGGTAATACTCGCCACAAGGCACAACATCTTGTAGCATTCAAAGATGCTCCTGTTAATACTGCTGACCTTGATGATGCTGTTGCTGCTGACGTAGCATCTGCTATCACCATTTCTGGTCAACCATCTAACCAGTCAACTTCTACACCTGCTGGTGGTATTCTAACTGTCGATACCATTGGTGCTGCTGATGCTCTTAGAACTGCTGGAACTTATACCATTGGTGCTTCCGATTACCTAACCGAAGCTGCTGGCACTGGAGCTACATTCAGTGTTGTAGTTAACGGATCTGGTGCTGCTACTGTAACTGTAACAGGCGCTGGCTCTGGTTTCGTTGTTGATGAGACCATCACTATTGACGACGCCGATCTAGGTAATGGTGGTGCTGCTGACCTAACCTTCGATGTTGCTACTGTTGCTACCGCTGCTGCTACATTCTCTGTAACTGCTGCTGCTACAACTGGATCACTCGTTTACCAATGGCAGCGTAGAACCAGCAGCACTGCTAAGTGGACTAATATTTCTGGTGCTACAAGTGCTTCGCTTGCTCTCACTGGATTAACAACTGCTTCAAATGGTTATCAGTATCGTGTCAAGATTACCTCTTCTGCTGGTGCTGAAGAAGTTATCTCTAATGCTGCTACTCTCACAGTAACTGCTGCTTGATAATATATGAACTTTGGTGAATTGACAAAGGATAATTGGGTCCTGTTTGCCATTAAACATTATGATAATCCTAACTCAGTCACTTATGAAGACTTTGAAGAAGATTTGAATCGATTTAAATACATTAAAAGA